GGTTAAAACTTAACTAGCTTTAAATAACTTGGTCGTTTAGTTTTTTCCCTCTTTAAAAAATAATTTTGCCCGTATCGTAGATCATAGCAATCTTCACACAAATAAATTTTATCGCCAAATAATCCGTGATTATGAACTCCGATTAAAATTGATTTACTGTCGCTGCAATCCAAACAACGCTCTAATTTATCCATATAGGAATATATAGGACGTTTGATAAAATTTTTGTAGCAAATTTTTTAGATAAGGTTTTGAACGTGAGTAAGTTTATCGATCAAAGACTTTAGGTTGATCTATAAGTACCTAAATCGTCCTGACACCCCTCACCCCCTTTTAAAAGATAAACTATTCGAATAGGTACCATTTAGGATCCTTTTTAGCCCCGTAGAGGCCGATTGAGAGGCTTGGACGGGTATAACACGCCATAACTAAAACTCGTGCTATTAGCCCCCGCAAGAGGCGGCCGTAGCGAAGCGTAGGCCGTCCGTTAGCACGGCAAATACAATCTATAATTGTCATTTTATCGCTGATTTAACACGCATTTTTGATTATCCGTGTGTATTTGTAATTGTTGATTTTACTGTATCTGTGGCGGTACGTTTGAAATTTGGGGGTGCATTGGGGGTTTTGTGTTTTTTTGTTGCAACATAAAATCAAGTACTTTAGTTTAAATAAGTGTTGAGAAAGAATGATTATGTGGTCTAGCAGGAAAAAAGTTTTTTCTAGTCCCAAACCAGATGCGCTACCAGACTGCGCTACGCCCCGAACGGTGCATTTATATAGATATATCAATCTTTTTCAATTTGAAAATGAGAATGAATAGTGAATTAAACGGCAACATACGGCTAATTGATTGGGGGCGTATTGGGGGTTTTAAAAAAAAACTTCTTGTTGGCAATCAACGTCTATTTAACCTCAAAAATTATTTTGGGGGTTTTTTGGGGGTTTTAAAATCACACTCAAAAACAAAAATAGAACGAATGTTCTGGTGTCTTTTTTCGACACGAGAAAAACGTGTCATAGCTTTTATTCACTTCAATTCTTAAATTAAAAAACAGAAAGGAACAAAATGATAAATAGAAAACATAACTACACGTCAATAGAACAATACAAGGATGATGACGGACGAGTAAAAATTACTCCCGAAGTAATGAAGTTGCTGCGGCCTACTCCGACAGATGATCCGAATAAGGTTAAAAAAACAATCATTAAAGATAGGCACCTATTGGGATTTAGAGCCGTAGTTAATCCTGGTGGAACTAAAACATTTTTAATGCGATTACGACCTAAAAAATTAGGAACTAATAAATATTCAGAACACCTGGTTATTAAGTTAGGTAATTATTTTGATAGTGATGATCCTAATAATAAAACGGGAATTACTTGTGCCGTTGCTCGTAAAATGGCGGAAGAAATACGGAATGAATTTAGATTAGGTAAGGATCCATATAAACTTTTGGCTGCTAAAAAAGCAGGTAAATCTTTTGTAGATGTAGCTGAAAAATTTGAAGCTAATCGAATAGATACAGCAGCTTATAAAGATAAAACTAAAGTTACCTTTTTAAGTTTGTTAAAGAACTATGTTTATAGAACTTCCAAAAAAGAGAAATATAAACGATTGTATAGAGCCTATAATCAATTTTTTTCTGTGCTTGATCAGCCAATAAAAAATATTACAAAAGATGATTATATCGCAATCCACAAAGCCGTATCTGTTATAGGTAAATACACCGCTAATCGTTTAATGGAATTGTTAAGACTAATTGAACAATATGCCATTGAGATAAATGAATTAGAAAAGCGTGTTTGTATCTTTAAAAAGAAAGAACTTAACAAGGAATATAAACGAGTTGAAATCAATGATCCTTATTCTGTCTATGAATTAAAACAATACCGTAAGGCAGTTTTATCATTGATCAAAAAGGACTATGAAAGATACCTGGTGCCTGGTCTTATGCTACTCGCTACCACTTTAATTGGCGCAAGATCCAAGAGCCAGGTTTTTCAAACCAAGTGGGAAGATATAAAATCATCAAACAAGATCCTTTATAAAGACACTAAAAACGACGAACCTCAAAACATAATGTTTGATTATAGGTTTAACGCAATCCTGCGTATGATGAACCGATACAGAAAGAACCATATCAATCATAAGGACAAGAGGTTTAAATACGTGTTCCCAAGTTTAGATAAATCAAACAAATCTAAATTTTTAAAAGATCCAAGAAAAACTCATTTAACTATTTGTCGAATTGCAGGAATAAGAATTTTGCCTATTCACTTTTTGAGACATAGTTGGGCAACCAATGATTATGCAGCACACGGGGACATTTACGTAACAAAAGAAAATGGCGGGTGGAAAGATATTAAATCCGTTATGGTGTATGCAAAAGTTAGTGATGAGATTAAGAAAAAACGATTGAAACAACAACGAGAATATCTGGCCAAGAAATCACACGTTGCTTAAATGTTCCGTGTTAATTTGCTGCTCTATCTGTATAATGTGCAGATATGGGCAGCAGAAAACTTAAGATCAAAATACCTATTCAATCGGGCAAAAGTAAATACAAAACTTTAAAACCGTATGTTGATTACTACCCCACTCCAATAAACAAAGGTAAAAAATATAAAGCCGTAAAAGACGATAAGTCTTTAGAAGAATTATTTTATGAAGATAGAATTTTAAAAGATTGGGGCGACATAGCTGAAATAGCAAAAGTTTTATACCTAGGTTATAACACAACCCAAAAAGAAGCCTTGCAGCAATGTTTAAAGGTACTGATTAAAGGTGCCAATTTGTTTAGATCAACAGATCACAAAACCTTTTTAATGTGTGATTTGCTTTACACGGAAATAAATAAAAAAGTTAATAAAGGTAAATCGTTCAGTAGAATTGTTAAAGATAACCTGCTGCAGGTCGCCTCGTTTATGGATACCCACCCAGATAATATTAATCCAAGTATGACAGAAATTAAAAAACTTGGTGTCAAAAGATGGTCAAATAGCAATCAGAATATAGATACGTTCATAAGAGCCGTTCAATTAAGATACAATCGTTTAGTAAGAGACAAGAGAAAAGAATTTTTAGAGATGCGATCCAATAAAGCAGCCAGAATATTCACTTACGCTGCTGATAATTCCTAACACGTTAGCCCAAATATCCGTGTCATAAAAAATATAGCACGTGGAATACGTGCGATTTATTTAAATCTATTTTCGTCTATGTTTGGCGATAAATGAAAACAAATAACGAAATAAAAATAACAGATCGTTGGGTCAACCAGGAAACAGCAGCTAAATACTACAATGTTAAGCCTGCTACAATTAAAGCTAACCGACTTAAATATGGTCATAACGGTACAATCGTTTGGGCTAAATTACACGGCAAAGTTTTGATTGATCTTTTTGAGACAGACAAACGACTAACATTAAAAGGATAAAAAAATGAAAAACGAGTTAGAAAATGTCAAAGCAAAAGAGAGTAAAACTTCATTAAAAATTACTGAAATAGATCGACAAAGATTGTTTGATATTGCTTTTGACGTTGCAGAAATGAACGGCAAGAAAAAACTATTTACACCTTTAGAAGCATTTAGACTTTGCTTGTCCTTAACTGAAAATGAAATCAAAGAAAGAGGTGTTTATATTTATGAGGGCAAAGATTTTGAAAAACATACTGAAAAATTGAAATCAATGATCGTAGAGGAAGATCAGAAAGTACACTAATAATGAAACATACTAAAATAAGAATACCTCATACCGAAATCAAAAAATTATATTGGCTTTTAACTGCCCTGCGTACTCAACAACGAAGATTGCCAAAATTTAATTACTTTAGATTTGAAAACACCAATAGGAAAATTGAGCTATGGCGATAGAGAAAAAATTATATCCACCAGAAGATAAACCAAAACCAAATAATGTGGTGCCTTTTCCTGTGCCAGAAGATAGCCCGCTTTCAAATTGGTACAAAGCAAACAAAGGTAAATTTAAAAATAAACAGATCGCTTCAATAGACGACTTGGCGCCTTATCTAACGAACTTCATAAGTGAGGAAAAATTATTACAGATGAGTGAAAAAGAAATAGAGATCCTGCTGCAGGATTTATTGGATAGAGGATTGATTTAATGGCCAAAGAATTCGACATAACAAATCACAAAGACGAGTCTGATAATTTTTCAGAAGAGAAAATTACAAAAATGCTTACCGAACCATCTTGGCTTGATGTTCCGTTAGTAGATATCAAAAAATTAAAAGATACTGCAGAAGAAGAAAGATTGGCGATAGAAGAAAAGCACCGATTTTATGAGAACACGTATAAAGATAAACAAGATCTAAAATTTATTGCTAAAGATCCTGCGGGCTATGTTCAAAGTAAGCTCGACCTCTACTCGGCGGATGAAAAAGAAGATTTAAAATACTTAAAAAATTTAGCAGACAAAAAAAGTGTTGATCCAACTACTCAACCTTGGCGAACTGATACAGTTAAAAAATTTGAAAAGTTAAAAGAAAAATTAGACAATCCAAGGCCAAGTTTTAATCCAACAGATCCTACTAATTGGGGAAAAACTGTTCATCAAGTTTTAGATGACCAAGGCAAGTATGAGGCAGAATTGAAAGAGTTAGGTCTGCCAAAGGATTTTAAAAAAATTAATAGATCTACAACAAATGTTTCAAAACTATTTAAAACAAACACACGTAAATCTAATTGGGATTTAATTCGTGACACTGCAAAAGATCCAGAAGATCGTAAGCAGATCAGACAGATATTGTTTAAAGATTTTAATCGTACCAATGGCAAAGGTATGAAAGAGGCGGATTTAAAATATATTGGTAAATGGGTTGATCCTGCTGCTAAAAAAGAAAAAGACATACCTTGGCTTCCAATAGATTACTCAAACCGAAACATAGAAACAAAACCCTCTACTGTTGAAGATATAAAAAAAGAAATTAATAAGAGAGCTGCACAATCAAAAAGAAGAACTAACGGCGGACTTGATGACATCATTGACGACGCAATGTTTAGTTTAAAAAATCCTTGGATCTATGGTGGTAGTGATGAGTAATAGAAAAAAGATTAGTCAATTTGCTAAAGCCATTTACGCCTGCCAAAGGTTTTTTGAGAAGTATTCAATAGATCAATATGAATTTTATGACGTTATGTCCGATTGGGAAAAAGCAAGAACTGTATGCATTACAAGGGAACAATGCGGCTGGTGTCAAAGACACGTTAACTGTGAAAAATTATCTGACAATGAATTAGAAGAATATTTAAGCAGCGCAATTTGTCCTAAATGTATCAATCAAAAGGATAAACCAACGATATTTGAACCAGAAATACATTAAATAAAAAACGAATTAATATGTCAGATATAATTACAAGATATGCAAACTTATTTAATAGCGGCCAAGATAATTGGTACGGTTTTGATTTTGGTTTAGCAAGTGAGCCGTTTGTTAGTGATAAAAATAAATTAAAATATAAAAAAACTCCCAACCATATAAAATCTCTTGTAGACCTAAATAATTTTAAAAGACACCTGGCGGCCAATAGTGGTTACTGCGCAAGTAATATAGATGAAAACGGATTAATAGCTTTCAATAATCTTTTGGCAGATAATGGAAAACCTTTTTACGAACAAATAGAAATAGGAAAGCACAAAGTATTTAAAGGGACAGATATAGGTACAATATTAAATCCACTTAACCGCCAAAACAAAGCTGTGTTTGCTGCTATTGATGTAGATATCTATGACGACCAGGAAGAATTAAAAAGGATTGTAGATTTAATTTACCAAGGATCCTTGCCACTTGTCCCCTGCTACTCCAAATCTGGTGGCCTGCATATATATTTATTTACATCTATCCTGGCGGACTATTCCCAAATAGATAACGCAATGAAATATTTTAGGAAGAAACTTAAGATCAAAGCAAAAGAAATATTTCCAAAACAAATGCTTACGGCGACTAAAAAATGGGGCAATGGAATTGGATTACCTTATCGAAGTACTGTTTTATTTCATAGCCAGGATCAAATGAAGCCTGATTTTTTCATCAACAAAAACTCACTTGTAAAACCAGATTATAGTTTAGGCAGCATAACTGAATTCCTAGATCTTGCTGAAAAATGCAAAGCAATTTGGACTAATGAATATTGGGGCAAGCTACCGATTGCGGAACTAGAAAAAACAAAAGATAAAAAAGATAATAAAGCCATTAACCAACTCATCATTGAAAATGAAACAAACAACGTAAGACCTTTAAGCGACACAGCAGCTAAAATCATAAATAATATTCAAATCGGAAAGGAACACGAGGACGGGGGTAAATTTCATAATTGGATTGTGAGATTAGTTTATTGTTGTGTTGTCATTGATAAAAGATCAGATAAAGAAATTAAATATTATTACGATACACACCTAAAGGAAATTGGCACAAAGCCAGATGACCCCGATAAGTATATAGAAGATTTAATAAATGATTGCAGGAATAAATACGGAATTGAAAACCCTGCTGATACAATCAACGCAGTATTTAAATTAATATTCGATTGCACAAAGGATGAATACTATGATTTCAAAAAAAAGAGGCACTACACACCTACCTCAATCAATCAGATATATGGCGCTCACTTTCCAAAAAGAGAAACACCAACACAAACATTTTATGCAAACAAGAATAAATTAATTGTAGATGATGTTGTTTATAGACCTGATTTATATGATCCAAATAACTTTATAATTAGCGACAACGGATCAAAGTTTATAAATACATATACACCTAGTGATTTAGAACCAATAGAACCAACCGCAGCAGATCTAAAACCATTTATGGATCTGGTGGAATATTTAATTGAAGATCCAAAAGAAAGAGAACATTTTTTATGTTGGCTTGCTTACGTGGTGCAAAACCCAGGTGTCAAAATACGACACGCAGTTATTATTTACACGAAACACCAGCAAGTAGGCAAAGGATCAATATTTGAAACAATGATTGACGTATTAGGCGAAAACAATGCTGAACCTCACAAAGTAAATTCTATATTAGATAAGGGGGTTAAGTTTTCACAGAAAGTTTTAGTTTTAATTGATGAAACATCATCGAAAGGTGATTACAAAGAAAGAAAAAACTTAATTAATGATTTAAAGAACATCATTACTGAACAAAAAATCCAACAACGAGTGTTATACAAAGACTATGGTGTCATAAGACAGTTTAGCAATTTTTTAGTCTTTACAAATATTCCAGACGCCTTGTCTCTTGAACCAACTGATGAAAGGTACTTTGTTATTGAAAATTTGAAAGAAAGATTGGATCAAAAATTTTATGACAATTATCATAAATGGCGTACTGATAAAGGCTCCAATTTTGTAAAATATTTTTTACTACATAAGGATTTAAGTAAATTTAATCCTATGCGACCGCCACCACAAACAAGAGCTAAACTTAATATGGCAACTAGTGGGGAAGATCCTTTGTT